CATCCAAGAGTCGAGACATCGTGCTCGACTTGTTCGGGGGCTCAGGCACCACAGCAATTGCTTGTGAAAAAACGAACCGACATGCCCGACTCATGGAGTTGGATCCCAAGTTTGTCGATGTGATCGTCAAGCGCTGGGAGGATTTCACGGGCAAGAAGGCGGTGCTTCATCGCGCTGAAGCGCTAGAGCTTGATGTACCTCAAGCGCTGGGCGACAACCCTTTAGCGAATTGACATGTAACCGTGTCAGAATCTCGTCCGTTCAGAAAAAGGAGATTACGTTGAACAAAACCGAATTGATCGAAGCTTTGGCTCACGAAACTGAAATGTCTAAGGCCGCATCTGGCCGCGCAATTGATGCATTGCTTGCAATCATCACCAAGACCGTTGCCAAAAAACAAGACGTGCAATTGATTGGCTTTGGTACTTTCAAAGCAAACAAGCGTGCAGCTCGTACGGGCAAGAACCCACGTACGGGTGAACCTCTCAAGATCGCAGCAGCGACAGTGCCAAGCTTCAAGGCTGGCGCTGCGTTCAAAGCAGCTGTGAACAAGAAGAAGTAATCACTTCGCTTGTGCATCGCACAAGGCGGCAAAGGTTTAGGCCTTGCCGCCTTTTCTTTTTACAGCGCTAAGGGTTGTTGCTCCCAAAGTGCTGTGCCATCTGTTTTGAGCCAGAGTCGCTCAATAAAGTAATCACGAGCGCTCATCTCAATGACTGGCTCACCAGTTGGGCGAAGGCTTGTTCTGCCTGTGGGGAGATAGCGTCTGTCCATGTGCGTGATGGCCACGATGACATTTCGTTGCCACTCCAACGTGACCACGCATTGCCCACGCGGCCTGCCGTTGGCATCGATTCGATTGCTTCGAGTGACTTCCATGTGCTTCGAGTGACTTCCATGTTCAAGCCACTTGGTCAGCGATCAATTCGCCGAATTGGTTTCTGATGATGTCGTAGATCATCCAAGACTTACGCATTTCGTGAACCTTGGCGTTGTGGATTTTTCCCAAGCATTGAGTTGTCCATGCGGTGAACACATCCTGCTTTGTTTTCTTGCGAAGGCTCACTAAAACTTGGGTGGCTTTGTCGAGTTGGCTCATGCTGACTCTCCTTGGGGAAAGCTTTCTGTTCGTGCCATTTCGGCTTGGGCGTTGGCGATCATGTCTAGGCGCAAGTTTGGGGAGATGTTGCAAACCAAGTGGTTCAAGCTCCAATTCAAAACTGCTGCTTTGTCCTTTGGAGTTGAGGCCTCTTTGAATCTTTCGATATAGCGATCTAGCTCATGCATGCTGGCTTCGAGCGTGCTGCGCGCATACATCAGGGCCTCCAGTGCAGTTCTCTCAGCGTATTGGGTTTTGATTTCGTGTTCGGTTTTCATGTTGCTTCTCCGTTTGCGTTGCGGTGACTCTATGAACGCTCTACTTCAAGGAGAAGTAAAGCTATTCATCAAATTAATCGCTTGTGTTGCTTATTACTGACTGCTTTGGCAGCAAATCAGCCAAGTCTTGCCACATAACGGGCGTAGTCGCTGCCTTCAGGGTTGACGTAGAGGTAGGGGCGACCTGGTGCTTTGATCTCAACGCAGAAGAACCCGTCGCCTGTACCACCGCCTTTACCCGCAAGCCACTTGCGTGACTTGAGTAACGTGCGACCAAAGGTGTCGAACTCTTCGGGGCTCATCTCGCGGGTTTCTGTGACGAGCACTTTGTAGTTGCCGTAGCCACCTACCTCATCGAGGTTGCAGGGCTTGCGTGCAAAGGGGAGCTCAACGCTGAGCTCTTCAACTTCGATTGGTTTTCCATCGAAGGTCAAGGTGCGGGGTGTGCGCTCAATCGTGATGGTCATGGCGCTCATGCTGCAACTCCTTCGCTGCAAATGCGGTAAGTGCGTTCTTGGCCTGTGACCTTTTCTGAGGTGATGGTGAGGCCCAGTTTCTTCTTAAGGGATCCAGCCATTGCACCGCGCACCGTATGTGACTGCCAGCCAGTGGCTTCAACCAATTGATTCAAGGTCGCACCGTCGGGGCGCTTGAGCAACTCAATCATTTGAGCTTGCTTGCTGTTTTCTCGAACACGCGGTGTTTTGGGAATGGCTGGCGCATCAGTCAAATCTGGCTCTGATGCTTTTTCAGCGCCTTTGCGTGGGACGCCTAGCGCGTCGTAGCCCTCTGCAGCAATGAGCCAGTTACTGGCGCTCTTTGTGATGAGCGCGCGGTTGAACAAACCGTCGAGCACCTTTTGTCGTGCGCCGCCTTTGATGTTCTCGGGGAACCATTCAATCTTCCCGTCGGTGTGTTGATGTGCGTGGGCAAGGATGGCTTGTTGGGTGGCTGTGAGTGTGGTGGTCATGTGTTTCTCCTGTTGAGGTGGTTGGGGTTACTTCTTGATGTTGTGAATCTGGCTGGCGCGATCAAAGCCAACCCAGTGGCCTTCTTTGTCCAAACCGCGTGAGGCCAGCTCTTCTAGGGCTAAGCGGTTCAAGTCCAGTTCTCCCTTGGCTGCAGCCGATAAAGCTTTGATGCCAGCGATCTGGATAAAACCCACCTCATCGAGGGTGAGGCCGTTTGTTGTGTAAGTCATCGTTTCAATCTCCTTGGGGTTGTTGATGGTTTGCATGTCTTTTCTAAATCTTTTTTTTAAAACTTTTTATTTGTGAGGTGCGTGATGAACGTTTCTATTTCCGATCGAGTCAAGCGAGTTGTGAATCTCTTGCTGCAACTCTTTGTTGTCCTTAAGCCTTATTTGTTTTCTTCTTCAAAATTGCCTCAACTCCAGCCTGAGTCCCTGCCTGAACCCCTGCCTCAAATGCAGCCTTCAGAGCCGACTCAATCGCCCAAACCGAAACGTCGTGGAAGTCCAAGCGGTCAGAGTTCTGGGTCTTCAAGGTCTGCACAAAAAAGTGCTTCAAAGCGATCTCCTCCAAAAGCGAAGAGGGCGCGGTGATCGCGTTGGCAGTGGTGTGGTGGTTCATCAATCGCTCCAAAAAAATTAATCAAATGCGTTAGCGCATGTACGTATGAACGCTTCATTCGTGAACAAGATCAAGTTGTTCTTTGAGTCAGACTGAATCACTTGGACATGAGTGCGCTTTAGTACGCTTATTCGCGCGCACGCACTCACAGGACCTCATTCATGAGCCAAAACATGTCCATGCGCGCTTATGCGCGCTACCGTGGAATTTCTGATGGCGCTGTGCGCAAAGCCATCCAGACCGGGCGCATCACTGCTAATCCCGATGGATCCATTGATGTAGACAAGGCCAACGAGCAGTGGCGTCTAAACACGGATGCCTCGCAACAACGTGGCGAACACCGCCCAGTGCCCAATGAGGCGATTGCCAGCGTCCGAGAAACCCTAGGTGACTCGTCAGGGGCGCAAGCCCCCACGGTTGGCGGCACCACCTTGCTTCAAGCGAGAACAGCCAATGAGGTGCTCAAAGCGCAAACCAACAAGGTGCGCTTAGCGCGCCTCAAAGGCGACTTGGTGGACCGAGCGCAAGCGGTGGCCCATGTCTACAAATTAGCGCGCACACAGCGCGATGCGTGGCTGAACTGGCCCGCTCGTGTCTCTGCACAGCTAGCGTCTGACTTGAACGTCGATGCTCACCAAATGCACCAGATCTTGGAAAAGGCGGTGCGTGAGCATTTGCAGGATCTGGGAGAGATGGCGGTGCGAATCGATTGAGGAGCACCAATGTGTTTGACCATTACGACGGAATTGACGCGATCGCTGAGGCGTGGCGCGAGGGGCTCACCCCTGATCCACTCTTAAGCGTTTCTGAATGGGCGGATCAATACCGTTTCTTGTCGGGTAAATCTGCCTCTGAGCCTGGCCGCTGGCGCACAAGCCGCACGCCATATCTCAAGGAGATCATGGATTGCCTTTCACCCAGCTCTCCAGTCGAGCGTGTGGTGTTCATGAAAGGTGCTCAAGTCGGCGGTACAGAATGTGGCAACAACTGGATTGGCTATGTGATCCACATGGCACCAGGCCCGATGATGGCTGTGGCTCCCACGGTGGAGATGGCCAAGCGAAACTCTAAGCAGCGTATTGATCCGCTCATTGAAGAGAGTGAGACGCTTTCGACGTTGATCTCGCCTGCGCGTGCTCGTGATTCGGGCAACACCATCTTGACCAAGGAGTTCCGAGGCGGGGTGTTGGTCCTCACAGGTGCCAATAGCGCGGTTGGCTTGCGCTCCATGCCTGTGCGTTACCTCTTTTTGGATGAGGTGGATGGCTATCCGGGTGACGTGGAGGGTGAGGGTGACGCCATCTCGCTGGCGGAAGCTCGTACCCGTACGTTTGCCCGACGCAAGATTTTGATTGTGTCTACCCCGACCATCTCGGGTGCCTCGCGCATCGAGCGGGAGTTTGAGCAATCCGACCAACGCCACTTCATGGTGCCATGCCCCCACTGTGGGTATGAGCAACGCTTGCAGTTTGAGCGGTTGATTTGGGAAAAGGGCCAACCAGAGTCCGTGCGCTACCTTTGCACAGGATGCGAGGAGCCCATCTATGAGCACGCCAAGACCCAGATGCTCGAGCAGGGCCGTTGGGTGGCGACGGTCCCGAGTAATGGCCGCACGGCGGGGTTTCATCTGTCTAGTCTGTACAGCCCTGTGGGCTGGCGCAGCTGGGTGGAGATTGCTCAAGCGTGGGAGCTGGCGCAAGGCTCAGCCACTGCGCTCAAAGCTTTTAAAAACACCGAGCTGGGTGAGACTTGGGTCGAGCAAGGCGAAACCCCAGAGTGGGAGCGTTTGCTTGAACGGCGCGAGTCTTACCGTATCGGCACTGTGCCGCACGGTGGTTTGCTGCTTGCCGGTGGCGTGGACATTCAAAAAGACCGTATCGAAGTCTCCATCTGGGCGTTTGGACGCGAGAAGCGTTCATGGCTGGTGGAGCACCGAGTGTTAGAGGGCGATACATCGCGAGACGATGTGTGGCTGCGCTTGGGGCTCATGCTGCAAGAGAGCTGGACCCACATCAGTGGTGTGCCGATGCGCTTGGTCCGCATGGGACTGGACACGGGCTATGCCACGCAAGAGGCTTATGCCTTTGTGCGTCGCCAGCATGACCCACGGCTCCTGCCCATGAAGGGTGTGGCCCGTGGTGCTGCATTGGTTGGCTTGCCCACAGCGGTGGACATGACCACCAATGGCAAACGTTTGCGACGAGGCCTGCGGGTCTACGCGGTGGTGGGCGGCATTGCCAAATTGGAGTTCTTCAACAACTTGCGCAAAACGATCGACATCACCGAAGACGGCGAGATCATCTTTCCCAACGGCTATGTCCATTTGCCGCAGGTCGATGCGGAATATGTCCAGCAGCTGTGTTCAGAGCAACTCGTCACACGGCGCGACCGCAACGGCTTCTCGTTTCGAGAATGGCAAAAGGTGCGTGAGCGCAACGAGGCCTTGGACTGTTACGTGTACGCACGTGCAGCAGCAAGCCTTGCAGGCTTAGATCGTTTCGAGGAGCGCCACTGGCTAGAGCTGGAGCGCCAACTGGGCATCCCGCTCAGTGCAGAGCCTCCTGAGTTGCGCATGGACGGGTTGTTCCCTGTACGACCAGGCTTTGAAACCCCGGAGTTCTTGCAAGGTGTTCAAGGCGTGCGTCCGCCTAACGATGACTTAGATGTGGACTTTGTGGAAGCAGAGCCCAAGGTCGAAATTCATGATGAGGTGGATGACCCGCCAGAGGATGTGTCATGGCGCAGTCCGACTGTCTTGCCAAACCCTCCAAGTGTCCAACCCCTTCCAGCCACCCCATCGGGTGGCTTTTTTATGAACAAAGTCCCCCAGCGTGGCAGGAGGGTCATTCGCAGTAACTGGATGAAGTGATGACGAGCTATACCGAACAACACCTTCAGGCTTTGCGAGAGGCCTTGGCCAGTG